GGGCTTTCTATCGTGTAGCCTCCGACGTCCCATTGTTTCCGGAATAAGAGCGGCCAACTCAACCTTGGCAGTGGGCCTGCCACGGGGTTCTGTACGTTCACACCCCGAAGAACCAAACCAGCCGTAACGTGGCTTAAGCGTGGGATCGCAATAAATCACTAGCTAACTAAGTGAGAGCCAATTGACCAACGCCAGCTGTTAATGCGCGCATGCCCCTACCGGCTCGATAAGTGCTTGCCATTGCGCCAAAAACAGCATTTCCGGTTTCAGCAACCCGATCGGCAATATCCACCACACCATTCCCCATAGCCTCTGCTGCATGCAGAGCCTGCATCCAAACAGATTCGGGTGCAGCCTGATGCAATACATGAGAAGCCTGAGCGGGATTGGATGGGTCAAATCGGACACGCCACTCACAACAAATTAAATACTGGAGATTAATTCCATCGGGATTATAAACAAAGATGGGTGCAAATCCAACATTGTCGTTCATCCCGGTAGAACCTGTAAAATCACCAGTAACCTCTTCCTCGATGCGAGTGAAATTAGATAAATCACTCATATTAAACGGCACTGCATCGATTTGAACTCCCCGAAATGCCAGCTTCGCAGCAGACATCAATCGGGGATTGTTGTAAGATATAAATTGCTGAGCAATAGCAACACCGGTGGTACCCGTATTCTCACTCATCTTATAAGTTGTACGAATCCTACCTCCATAAACAATACCCTTGGACTGCTGGATGGCCTCTGGATTCATCAACTGAATTGAGTAAGCAGATGGAACAACTTGTGCTCCATTCCAATTCGATCCCTTAATCGAATCGAAAGAGTACGCCTTCAAATTATTTGAAGTTGACCCTGTTTTATTAAAATCATTGTACACATAAGCACAATGGTTAGTCCAAACACCTTTGGGCCGATCAAAAGTGGGACCAAACAAAGCCAACCCCGAACCAGTGGTTACTAGCTGAGTGGTACGAATCACAGTATATGGCCCTACCGGTCGGGGGAGAGCGAGATGCGTTTGGTGAAACGCATCATGATGACAGCAGCTATAGCCGCTCATCACCTTTCCACGCCCTCGACCTCCGCGCTTACGACGGATCGCGGGTAACGATCCGAAAGCCCGTGCCACTGCACGTCCCACACCCTGCTTAATGCCCCGGAGAGCAGCTGGGTCACCGGAAGCGCCTTGCCTACGGCGCCTTGGAACACGGCGTGCCTGTCGTCTCTTAGCAGCCCGTGCCATTGCGATCAACCAAAAACAGCGGCAGAACTCCTATTTGCTTGAGCCGTTAATCAGCTAGAGCAAGTCCGCATAAAATCTGTTCGACAGTGGTATACATAAAAGCAAGATTTATCTTACCTGAACCATCAAATCTATAAACAGCATCAACAGTGGTGAATTTTCCTCTATCCAAATAAGAAAATTTCCCAACACCACTAAATTCCACTTCTTCAGCTATAGCATCGCCCGCTACTGTAACAAACTCAGTAACTGTGGCCACAAATCCAATTCCCAATGGCATAGCTGCGCCCAGCGTTCGGATATCCCCGAAAGCACCGAGTTCACAGCGCACCATGGCGGAATATTTATTGTCGCCATCACTAATGCGGGCGGGATCTACAGCTAGAAAAGCAGCGGAAGTAATCGCAGACATTGCTCGGAATAAAACTAGCTCAAACTGTGCCAAACTCCCAAGCTTACTGCCATCTAGTAAGCGGCGATCCATACTTGCATTGCTTATCATAGTCCTTGGACGCCTCACTCTCATAAAACATCGGTAACTGGCGTCTAACTTCATCATCATGCAAATGGACACCACAATAAGTGCATCGCCATACACCATGGAGATACGGAAAATGGAATCCACGAACACACTGAGAATGCGACTTAGCCAATCGATCCTCAATAGTTTTAACACAATTGCCAATGTGGTGACCAACTTCACCACACCCAGAACATTTACACTGGGATGGACGGTAAATCGGTCCTTTCATGAACCGTTTGTCCTCCGCGGGCTGCCTGCGGCCCGCCCGAGGCTGAGAAGAAGCGAAACTCAAAATCCCTCCTGAGCCTTCGGACCTCACACGCAATGGCGGCCTGTGCGGCAATTGAGCAGCAGATGAAGATGAGTACAAAGACATTGCTCACCAAAAGCAATATCTCAATAACCCAAACTGGACTATCAAATTCTATGGAATCTCCCATTGCTTACTACCAGCACACTTGGCAAAATTTGCAATTGTGAAACTGCTACAATCTCGCTCTTTCACCGGAATCTGGAGCCAGCCTAACTGAAACTCCGCTCCAATGTGCGCTTATTGTAGCGTGCTGCACCACGACGCACCCGTAGCCTATTCCCACAGGGGTGCTGGAATAATGAATGGGTACGGAGTGCCGCTCACGGCCAAAACTCCTACCATCCAAATCCCCTTCGCTATGGCACCCTCCCCACCACGCACCATCGACCCTGCCGATCCTGGGCCTCAAAATGCGCATGCAGGACGGGGGCAGTGAACAGCAAAATGCTGCTGGGTGGCAAATCCCACTGGGCGTCACTCCAGTCACTGTGGCCCTCACCGGAGGAAGCGGACTAGCACAACCCAACTTCCCCTCCGCAGATGTCAGTACATCGCCTAGCTCTTCAACGCATTGTGCAGAATGCGCCTACTGAACCATACGGTCAGCCCTTCGGGTAGCGACACCCTACCGAAAAATGAGTTCGCGGCAAATTGCGATATCCCGTGCTCGGGTACCTCATTCTTCACTATTACCCAGAATACTGATCATTGGGCACGCGGGCTTCTAAATCCCCCATCGGCAGCTGGGGGGGGAGTCCCTGGAAAGCACAATAAGCTTTCATCGGTGAAACCGAATTACGCCGCTAATTAACCTGTACCGCATGCAAAATAATGGACTCAACGACGGGGTTTGTCAAAATGAGCTGGATCCCAAATTTCTTTCGGGATCAACAGCCTAGCTTTCTGTAAATCATATGGGTTGTTGCCAAAATCCGCGCGCAGCAGAGCCAATTCCTGCTCCGGGGTGAATTTAACACCCACAACTTCAAGCAACTTCCTCATATCATCATCCATAACTCCCGCGGAATCCATTAATTCATGCAAACTCGTCACAACGGACGGTGAAACATTCACAGCCAAAACCTTTGCCTCAGCCGAATTAATCTCCCTATCACCAGCTAGCTCGGCGTGTGCTAGCCCTAGTGCAGCAAAATAAGCGCACAACGGCCCACAATCTTTAAAATTCTCCGCACGAGCATACATTGCAGCAGTGCCAACTTCGGACTTACGATGGGGAAATTGTTTGACCAAAGAACTAGTGGTCCAACTTGAAGATGCAATGTTTCGGGCAATTTCCGGAACAAAAACACCAGTGGGCCCATTTTGGTCACACAAAAAATCAAAGCCAGTGAATGTCATTTTTTCCTCAACAAACACTAGCTTCATACGAAATCCCAAACTAGTCCACAATTCCTCGATCCTTTCTTGATACTGTGTGATATCCTCAGTAGTCGAAATAGCAGAGTCATCTCCTTCAAAAGCGTACTTCAAAAAATATTCCTTGCCATCAAAAGCAGAAACATATTTAGATTGAAGCTCGCCATCACGCATCTTCTTAATCATGCGCTCGGGATGCTCACATAAAACACACAGCCAACAAATCAAATTGATCAAGAAATTGAAGCAACTGGTTCCACGATGCCCGGACTGGCGAATAGCCTCAATCAAAACACGCAACGGTGAAATACAATCATCATCCACCTTCGCCTTGCCCTTAATTTTGGCTTTTTCCATATCTGCCAAAACAGCATCCATCCATGACTTCGGAACTTCGGGATCATTCCCAAGCTGAGCAATAATATGCTTGAGAATCCGATTTTCAGTCATACTACGGATTTTGGGATTACAACAAGAATCCCAAGCGGAACCATCGCCTTCTATCAGCTTGGCACCCAGTTGACGCAAATGTTTTGAAACTCGCTTCATAGCATCATATTTACTCAAGTGCTTAATTGAAGCGTTTTCGAAAAATTCGAAAAGCAAATCCTCAAAACATTTGACTGGAAGACTCATCATCACTTGTGCCCGATCCCCACATTGAATAATGGGGCGCGGAGCTTTGCCTTTCGCAGGCAAAGCCTCATTCACCTTAATTTGAAAAGTTTGCTCAATACGGGCATTGGTCTCCGCCATTGCATCTTCAAACGCATTTCGAAATCTCTCGGGGGACCACTTAGATGATGCAAATTCTTCCACAACCGGATTATCTACCCGCCACTGCTTAATCTTGTCAACGGAGAACACATTCTTCAACAAAGCGTCAACAGTTTTGTTGATTTTGCGAGTCATTTTCTTATCCGCTTTAAAACCCAATGGTTGCACACGCTTAGCCAAACCAGCTTTCAAATTCGAAGAACTGGATGACATACACTCCGTGGGAATCAAATCTGGTCCTATAGAATGTGCAAGCACCTTGGGTGGGGACGCATAAGACTCACCAAAAACTCGTTTCTCAACGCCGAAAGCATCCTCAGCGACATTAGTACCACGCATCCCATCTTCAGTTCCTTCATTCGCTGGCGGCGTGGCAATTTCAACAAGTGGGGGAATTGCTGCAGTTGGTTTTAAAGTGGCACTTGTTTTGGCTCCCGGTCCACTAGTCGAGCCTTCTAAATAACCAACAGCTGGTGGAATTTCTGGATCGTTCATCTGGTGGCCTACCCGCAATATTCGGGACACACCCGGAACACCTTCAATATAAGCCTTCATGACCACGGGTGCCCAGCAGCACAAAGCTTGCTTATACACCTCATCGCAATCAAGTGTAGCTAACTGTTGAATAAAGTTCGAGTGTGGCCTAAACGCGGAACCAGATGAACTAGTAGAAGCTGAATGCAGTGCCCTCTCAATTTTCCCAATAATATCCACGGGAATGGGGATTTGCACCGCATCATATGGGTTCAAGCAACACAGCGAGCGAACCAATGGACAATTCTTATAAGAATTCCAAAAACGCCGCTTACCACCTGTATCACACCGATTACAGCAATTGGGAACACCAATTCTGTAAACCCAAAACCTCTCTCCAGATGCCCTAAAGTAAGTGTGAAGCTGCTTAAGCTCTTCCTCACAACACTTTAAACATGGGCTGGGAGCGGAATCAAATCTGCGCAACATGATTCCGGGGTTAATGTAGCACCAACACAGTTGGCCGGGGTCACCCACACCCCGCAACAAATGCTCAGCAAAAACGGATGGGACTCCCTATTGCTTGAGCCAAAATGGCTACGG